GCCCACGCATGCGCCTGCTGGATGCCATGGCCAAGTGCCTGGCCGCCATCACCGTTGAAAACGGGTTCCGTACCGATGCAGGTCTGTCCTGGACCCTGGAGCCCGCCCCCGCAGATGGCACGGCCGATGCCGTGCTGACCGCCGTGATCGACAAGCAGCAGCGGGCGGTAGATCCCGCCCTCAGCAAGACCCATCGCCTGACGACCGTAAGCGTGATGGCCAAGGTTCCCGCGGCGCTGGGCAGCGGCCAGACGCAGCTTGACGCCATGGTCAGCGACATCGAAGAGGCAATGGCCAACAAGCAGCACCAATACCCGCGCGGCATCACTTTCCCGATCTACGTGTCCATGGAGCCGCTGATGCCTGAATCGGCCGGTGCCGGATGGGTCGGGGTAGCGGTCACGTACCAATCCAACACCCCCAACAAATAACCCGCCGCAGCGCGGCAACCACTGGAGATACGACATGCAGGGTCAGATGCAGGACCAGAGCTACCTGGGCAGCGGCAAGCTGCTCATCCGCGAATTCGGCGCCCGTGCCCCCTTCGAGGAGGTGGGCAACTGCTCGGCGGTGACGCTGAGCCCCCAGACCAACACCATCGCACTGGCGGATGGCACCGCCCCGGGTGGTGGCGAGCGCAACCGCGTCGACCGCCTGACCGGCGTGGAGTTCGCGTACACCTTCCACGACTTCGCCCCCGAGAACTTCGCCCGTGCATTGCGTGGCACGTCCTCGAAGGTTGCCGCCGGCAAGGCGGTGGACGAGCCGATCACCGCCTACAAGGGCGGCTTCACGCCGCTCGGGAAGATCGCAACCGCGGTCACTGCCGTGAAGCCGGATACCGGGTCCGCCGTTCTGGAAGCGGGCAAGGACTACATCTTCCAGGATGGCGGGCTGTACATCCCGGAGGACAGCACCATTCCGACCTCCACCGATGGCAAGCCGAACATCAAGGTCAGCTATGACTACGGTGCGCAGACCACCGTGCAGGCACTGGTCAATCCCGCCAAGCAGTACGAGATGCTCTTCCTCGGTCTCAATGAGGCCCAGAGTGGCAAGGCCGTGCGCATCCGCGTCCACAAGGTCAGCGGTGGCGTGATGGCTCAGCTGGGTCTGATCGGCGACCAGCATGGCCAGGGCGAAGTGACTGGCGCACTGCTGCCGGACACCAGCAAGGGCGCGCAGCTGTCCAAGTACTTCGTGGTGGATCAGGAGGTGGTCGGGTGAGCTGGGTAACGCCGGCCACTGGTGCTGACGATATGGAGGTGCTGGCTCCGGCCAGCATCTCCGTGGCGTACAAGGGCCAAAGTCTGGTCATCCACCCCCTGTCGATTGGGGTCATCCCGGCTGTTGTCCGCGAGTTGCGGCCAGTGATTGCCTCTCTCCGGGAGAAGGCGGCCACCACCGATGGGGCGTTCGATGTGGAAGTCACCCCCGAGCTGATCATGGACCTGGTGGTGGACTACTCCGAGCCGCTGTTCATCGCGACCGCACTGTGCAGTGGTCAGCCGGTGGATCTGATCCGGTCGGGCGACCCTGCCGAGTTCATTGAATTGGCCATGGCCGTCGGGCGGGTGAACTCGGATTTTTTTTTGCGGCGAATCGTGCCGCTCCTGGGCGACCTCAAGGGGGAGTTCAGCAAGGCAGCGCGGCCGCCTGGGGATGGGCAGACACCCTCCAGCTTCTGATCCAGAACGGCCATTCGTTCGAGCAGATCAAGAGCTACACCTTGGCGCAGGTCAGAGCTTTCACTGAGGCAGCCGCCGGTGCCTACCGGCGCCGCCTGGCTGCCGAGGCCCTCAACTTGCGTGCGGCGCAGTACGACGAAGCCGGCTTCGCGTCCTACCTAAAAAGGATTACTGACTGACATGAGTAACGCTCAGCAGCCGAATCTGCGCGTCAGGTTCTCGGCAGACCTCAATGACATCAAACAGGGCTTTGCTGCCCTGCGCTCGGACGTCGCTGCGTTGCGGCGTGAGGCGTCCAAGTCGGTGGACCTGAAAGGGATCACCGATGGCATCGCGCAGTTCCGAAACGTGATTGGTGGGCTGTTCGCTGGCGTCACGGTCGGTAGCCTGTTCCGCAGCATCATCACGGAAACCCGTGATGCCTCCGGCGAGGTGGCCCAGCTTCAGGCCGTGCTGAAATCGACCGGGCAGCAGGCCGGCTACACCCAGCAGCAGCTGCTGGATATGTCCAGCAGCATGTCGGAGGCGACAACCCATTCCGCCGGCGAGATCGTGCGCGCCCAGACGCGGCTGTTGTCGTACACCGGCATCGTCGGCAAGCAGTTCCCGCAGGCACTGCAGATGGCCATTGACCAGTCCGCACGCCTCGGCGAAAGCATCGAGCAATCGGCCGAGACCATCGGCAAGGCGCTCGATAAGCCATCCCAGGGCGTTGCCGCCCTGACCAAGCAGGGGTTCAAGTTCACCGAGCAGCAGAAGCTGCAGATGAAGATCATGGAGGCCACCGGCCGGACTGCTGAGGCCCAGCAGATCGTGCTGGACGCCATGGCGGAGAGCTATGCAGGCGCCGGGGCAGCAGCCCGCAACACCTTCGGTGGCGCCCTGGCCGGTGTGGGGAACGCACTTCGGGACCTGGTAGACGGGTCGGGGAGCGGCAGCCTCAGCAGCGTCATCTCGGCGATCAACGGCGTGGCCGCAGCGCTCGCCTCCCCCGAGATGAAAGCCGCCGCCGCTGGGTTGACGGACGCGGTGTTGCAGCTGGTCGGCGGCTTTGCGCGGTTCGTTGCACAGGATGGCGCCAGGTACTTGCGTCTGCTCGGCGAGGCGGCGGCGCTAACCATTAAGCACATAGACCTGCTGGCGGTGGCGGTTGGGGCGTACCTCGCCGCTCGTGGTATCGCAGCCGCAATCATCGGTGTTCAGGCCCTGATCAAGTGGCTGGCAGCCATGCGCGCTGCGTTGGCGGTGTCGGCGATCGCAGCCAACGGACTGAAAGCGACCTTGGCGACGATGGGTGGGCCGATCACACTCGCGTTGGTGGCATTGACCACGGTGCTCTACGAGCTCTACCAGCGAACCGAGCAGGCAAAGCAGGCGCAGGACGAGCATAAGCGCGCCCTGAAGGAAGTCGGCGACATGTCAAAGTATGCGCGCGACCAAGCCTTTGAGGTGGCGAAGGCCAAGCGCGAGGAAGCGCTGACCACGATGATGGCTGCCAAGGCGCAATTGCAGGCTGCCAAGATCAACGCGCGCGAGAATGTCGACGCCGGCCGTGGAGGCGGCAATTTGCTGGGGCTTCAGTCTAGCAGTCGGGCTTCCATGAACCCCGCGCTGGTTCAGGCCGAGGCGGACGCAGCCCGGGCGCAGAAGATGCTGGACGAGTGGGACGATAAGATTTTCGAGATCCTCACCAGCGGCATCGATAACATTCTCAAGCCTGTGGATGCAGCTGTCGCGGAGACGGGTAAGTCCATCGCAAAATCCAATGCACTCATGATTGATGCCATCCGACGAACGATGGCTGAGTTGGACGCACTCTACGGGCGCGGTGGTATCTCCATCGCGGAGTACTTCAGCAAGCGGACAGCACTCCAGCAGAAGTCCATCGACCTGGAGATCGAGCAGGCCCGTTCGGAGCTAGCCATCACAACGGAGGCGGCCGGCCGGCGGCGTATCGAAGAGCAGATCGTCAAGCTGCAGCGTGACCGTGCCGAGGTGGCCACCACTGCGGCAACGGAACAGAAGAAGGCTGAGGAGGGGCTCGCTCAGTCGTTGGCTGAGGTGAAGAACCGGCTTCTGGAGCTTGATGGCAAGGCCGGGGAAGCCCAGCGCGCCCAACTCGAGAACCAGTACAAGGCCCTGATGCAGCGCCTGCGTGCCGAGGGTGACGCCACGGGGCAAGCGCTGGTGAGCAGCCTCATCGACCGATTGGTGGCAAAGGCCAAGTCCGACGAACTGCGCGACGCGCTGGGCAAGATCACCTCCCAGCTCCAAGGCAAGGAGACGGCCATTGGCGCCCAGGTGGGCGCCGGAATGCTCGGCTACGGAGAGGGTGAAGCACAGTTGAAGATCGCCCGGTCCCAGGCGTTGGAGCAGCTGCGTGCGCTGCGGGTTGCCGCGGTCGACTCCATGCAGGGCCTTGCCAAGGGATCACCCGAGCAGGCGGCGGCTATCGCGGGCCTCCAGGAGATCGATGTCCAGATTGCGCAGGTGGTTCAGGCGCAGCGGGTCTGGCAGCAGAAATTCCAGGACATGGGCGCTGCCTCGCTTGGCGACTTCTTTGCTGACATGGCAACCAGGGCGAAGGGCTTCAAGGACAGCTTTGACGATATGGTCAAGGGCTTTGTTGCTGGTGTTGCCCGCATGGTTGCTCAGGAGGCCGCCATGCGGGCCCTGCGGAGTATGTTCAACTTCGGCGGCTCCGGCGGCGGTGCAGCGGGCGGCGTCATGGGCTGGGTATCATCGTTGTTCCAGGCGCGCAAGCACCATCAAGGCGGCCTTGTCGGCACGGGTGGTACCGGAGTGCGCATTGCCATCTCGCCGGAGATGCTGGGAAGCGCGCCTCGCTTCCATGACGGCGGTGGTTTCGGCCTGAAAGCCGACGAGCGCGTGGCTGTTCTCCAGACCGGCGAGCGCGTCCTCAGTAGGCGGCAGACGGCGGCCTATGACTCAGCCGGGAGCGCCGGCAGCATGAAGGTCGAGATCCACAACAATGGTGCTCCGGCGCGCGTGGAAAGTGCGCAGATTTGGCGCGGTGCCGATGGCGAGCAACTGCTGAAGTTGTTCCTGGCCGCAGCGGCAGACGACGTGGCCAGCGGCGGGCAAATCGGGCGTGCGGGGGTCGCCCGCTATGGCTGGAGTGAGCGCCTGTGATCACTCTTCCAGCAACCACCACCGTGATGATGGACGGCATCTCCGAGTCGTTCGACCCAGGCGTGGAGCGCACCGAGATGGAGCGTGGGGTTCCAAAGCAGCGCATCGTCAATACGCGCGTCATGGCCAAGATCAAGGCCAGCTTTTACTTCGAGACCGTCGCGGCCGCTGACGAGTTCGAGGACTGGTACTTCGATACGCTCAAGCGGATTGGTTGGTTCAAGTTCCGGAACCCCCGGAACGGTAGAGAGCTGATGGTCCGCTTCGAAGGCGGCTCGATCGGTGAGCTGACCCTGATCGATGACGCGGCCTTCGATAGCAAGCGAACAGTGGTTATGGAGTACCTGCGATGACCGCCTTCCTCGAACGCCGGCAGCGCGTCACCGACACAGCCGGGACGCTGCTGTTCCTGGAGGTATCTGCGCCATCGTTCGCCGAGACGCTGCGCATCGTCAACGATACGCAGAACTGGGTGAGCAACGGCGTCGAGTACCTCGCGTGCCCGTTCGGTTTCAAGCTGCCCGATGACATGTCCGGCCAGACGCCGCGTGCGGTACTGACGCTTGACAACGTGGGCCGCGGTATTGCGGAAGACCTGGAGCGGTTGCTACCGGGCGACGTGGTGATGGCGAAGCTGATGCTCAGCGACCGGGCCGACCCCAATGTCATCGAACGCACCTACCTGCTGCCGCTGACGCAGGTGTCGGTCAACGCCAGGACGGCGACGGCGCAGTGCGGCTATGACGCGATCATGCGCCAGCAGGCTGTGCGGCTGCGCTACAACCCGTTCACCGCACCGGGGGCGTTCTGATGCGCCTGGCCGACGTGGAGCGCTTCGTCGCCATCCCGTACGACGAACGGGAGTTCGACTGCGCCGATCTGGTGGTGCTGGTCCAACGGGCGTTGTTCGGCCGCACCGTCCAGCTTCCCGGCCGGCGACCGCGGGGCGTGGAAGGGCAGGCGGCCCTTGGGGAGTTGTCGCGCCCCTATGGACGACGAACGGACACGCCACAGGACGGGGATCTCGTCCTGATGGTCGAACACGGACAGAAGCGCCCCGGCCATGCCGGGGTTTTCTTTTTCCTGGCCTACGAGGGCTGGGTACTCCACACGAACGAGCGCAACGGCTGCAGCGTGCTGCACCGCGTGCGTGAGCTGCCCGACTTCGGGCTCAGGATCGAGGGCTACTACGCATGGGTGTGATGCAACAACCGCCGCTGGGGCCGGGCCAGCTGATCGTGACCCCGCATCCGCTGATGCTGGACGGCCAGCGGAACGTTGTGTGGGAGGCGCGCGCGGGCGAGAGCCTGTACGCCATCCTGCAGCGCAACGTGCCGGAGCTGGACGGGCAGCGGTGGGAGGTGTGCATCGGTGGCCGTGCCGTCGAGCGGCACCTGTGGCACCACGTCTACCCGAAGCAGGGGCAGGTGATCGAGGTCCGCGGCGGCGTGGGCAAGTCGGCGCTGGCCGTGGTTGCGCTGATCGCGCTGACCTACTTCACCTTCGGTGCCGGTGGTATGGCCGGTGGCGCGTTCCTGGGCCTGACGGGTGTTGCTGGCTACGCAGCAGCGACGGCCGCCTACATGGCCGGCGCCATGCTGGTCAATAAGGTGCTGGCGCCCAAGCCGCCGCGGACGGACAACCGGCAGCAAGACCCCGTGTACTCGATCAGCGGCGCGCGCAACCAGCTGCGCCCATACGACCCGATTCCGCTCCTGTTCGGCCGTGTGCGCATCACCCCGGACCTGCTGAGCAAGCCGTACACCTGGTACGAGGGCAACGATCAGTTCCTCGGCCTGCTGCTGTCGGCCGGCATCAACGTGGGCCGCATCGAGGCCCTGTACAACGGCGATACGCCGCTGTCGAACTACGAGGGCGTGCAGGTCTACCACGCTGGCTACAGCCAGATGCCGGAGCAGACCATCCCGCTGTACAGCAACGCCGACACCATCGACGGCGCGGAGCTGACAAAGGACAAGGCGTGGGTGGAGCGCGCCACCAGCGCCGACACGGTGCGCATCCATATCAACCTTGAGTACGTCCTGGGCGGCACCGGCACCAGCGGCAAGAGCTACTACGTCTCGGAGACGGTGGAGGCGCAGTATCGCCCGGCAGGCAGCGCGACGTGGCAGCCGCTGGCATCGCAGACCTTCCGCTCTGACCGGTTCGACGTGCGCCGGGCAACGCTGGCCCGGGATGTCGCGCGCGGGCAGTACGACGTGCGGGTGCGCATGCTGGGGCAGGGCAACTATGAGGGCAAGAACACCCAGAAGAACGACTTCCAGTGGACCCAGCTCACGTCGGTCCAGGCGGATGATGCGGACTACACCGGTATCGCGCGCAGCGGCGTGCGGATCAAGGCCACCGGCCAGCTCAATGGCACGCCGGACGAGCTGCGGGGCGTCGCCTTCGCGGCGCCGATTCCGGAGTGGACCGGCACGGCGTGGGTGACGAAGGAGAGCAGCAACCCCGGCGCGCAGGGCCCTGCGTACGCGCGCGGCATCTGGGCCGGCTCGCGCCTGCTGGCGGGCATGGCCCTGGCGGACGCGCAGATCGACATCGAGTCGTGGAAGGCGTTCACCCTGCACTGCGCCGCCAATGGCTACACGTACGATTTCTGCGTGAAGGAGGCGCGCAGCCACACCGACGTGCTGGCCGCCATCGCGCGCGCGGGCTTCGGCGAGATCACCTGGGCCGGTGGGCGGCTGGGCGTGGTCTGGGCAGCGCAGGAACAGCCGCTGTCCGGCGTCGTCGCCATGCCGACGATCAAGAAGGGCGCTTTCCAGGTGGACTACACCCTGGCAAACGCCGCGGATGGCATCGAGTACACGTACATCGACTCGACCGACTGGCAGGCCAAGACCCTGCGGGTGCCGGCACCGGGCGTGGACATCATGCTCAACCCGGCCCAGGTATCGGGTGAGGGCGTGAGCACCGAGGAGCACGCGGCCAGGCTGGCGCGCTGGCATCTGGCGCAGTCGCTGTACCAGTACAAGGACATCGGCTACAGCACAGACATTGAGCACCTGAGCTACCAGCGACTGTCGCTGCTGGCCCTGCAGCACGACCTCACGCAGTGGGGCTACGGTGGGCGCGTGCAGGGTGCCAGCGGCACGGGCGGTGCGATGACGCTGCTGCTGGATGAGCCCGTGCCGGCGCCGGCGGCCGGGAACGCCTACATCGGGCTGCGCATCCCCGGCGAGCGGGTGTACCGGGTGCTGCGCGTGCAGCCGTTCAGCGGGACGAGCAACACCATCACGCTGGCCGATCCGTGGCCGGCAGACGCCGCGATCCCGGGCGCCAATCCGGACAACCCGGCCCACGACACCATCTGGGTCTACGACTTCCGGCAGACGCCCGGCTACCGGGTACGCGTGACCAGCATCGAGCCGGAGCCGGACTTGAAGGGGGCCGCGGTGAGGGTCGTGCCGGAGGGGCCGGAGTTCTGGGACTACGTGCTCACCGGGCACTACATCCCGGCGCCGAACCAGTCGCTGCTGCAGACCCGGCCGGTGGCCAGTAACCTGCGGATCAGCGAAGCGCAGATCGTCCAGGGCAACACTACCTTCACCGAACTGACGGCCACGTTCGACGTGACCGGGCCGGTGGGGACAACGGTTGTCCGGGCGGCAGGTGCCGGCGGCGAGCTGCAGGACGTGGCCCAGACGGTGACGCGGACCGCGACGTGGCGCATCAACGAGCCGGGCACGTACACCATCGTCGTGCGGCCGTTCTCGCCGGATGGGGAGGCCGGCGTGGCCGTGCAGGCAACGTACACGACGGGCGGCGCCGGGCTGCCGCCGGTGCTGGTGGACCTGTTCGACGTGACCGAACGTAGCGGCGGCGTCCGCGTCTACAGCTGGGGATGGCTTGCGGACACGATGCGCTCGCCGGATTTTGCTGGCGTTGAGATCCGCTATGTGGCCGGCGCCGTGGCTACGCCGGACTGGGACGCCATGACGCCGCTCGGCGAATCGGGCTACTACACCGCACCGTTCGAGAGCGTGCTACCGGCGGCGGGCGAGTGGACCATCGCGTGTCGATCGCGCAACACCGCCGGGCAGCTGTCCGGCGGCATGCGCACGGTGACAAAGACGTTCGGCCCCAACCTTGGCGAAATCATCGCGGGGCTTGACCCGGAGGACGTCACCGAGCAGCTGATCGATCTGCAGTTGCAGCTCGAGCAGGAGCGCGTTGATCGATTCAAGAGCGATGCCGCCGCCGCGCAGGCATTGGCCGATGCCCAGCAGTCGAATGCCCAGCAGCTGGCGGCCGAAGCCAGCCAGCGCGCTGCCGACATGCAGGCCGAGCGGATCGCACGCGAGGCAGCGGTGGCATCGGCGCAGACGCGCATCAACGAAATCCTTTCCGATGGGGTCATCACCCCGGACGAAAAACCGGCGCTCAAGCAAGCCCTGCAGGTGCTGCTCGCCGAGCTTCCAGGCATTCGCGTCGAGGCACTGGCGTCGGAAGTAACGGCCGAACTTACAGCCTACGAAGCAGCGCTCAACGCGCTGGTGGCCTACCTCAACACCCTGACCACCCCGACCCGCTGGGACGACCCGAGCGGCAATACGATCATTAACTGAGGAAACAACATGGCGAACAACGCATCTACGGCACTCAAGAACGGCCTTGCCGCACTGATCTTCAACAACGCGGCATTGACGGGCATCGGCGATTCGGGTGGCCTGCTGCCGTCTGCTGCTGCTGGGGTGCTCTATGTCAGCGCGCACACGGCCGACCCTGGCGTCGGCGGCACGCAGAGCACCAGCGAAGCGAACTACACCGGCTATGCGCGCGTTGCGGTTGCGCGGACCAGTGCCGGTTGGACCGTTGCCGGCGCGAACGCAAAGAACGCTGCGGATGTTCTGTTGCCGGAGGCAACCGGCGGCAGCAGCAACGTGACTTACTTCGGTATCGGCACCGCTGCATCGGGAGCGGGCAAGCTGCTGTTCAAGATTCCGGCAACGCAGACGTATGCAGTCACGACGGGCGTGGCGCTCAAGATCGCGGCGGGCGTGATCGACATCACCGTGGAGTAAGCCCATGGCTGACGAATACACCGCGACCGACTTCAACGGGCTGCCGCCTGCCGCGACACTGGAGGGGACCGATGTCGTCCCGCTCCAGCGCGGCACAGGAGCGGACTCCACGAAGCGCACAACCGTGTCCGGCATCGCCGCAAAGACCCTGGCCGGCATCCTGACCTCCAGTGGCGTGCGCGCGACCATCAATGGCGATCAGGTGACCATCGAGGGGGTTGGCGCCGCCATCGTTGAGATCACAGGCTCCGCGTATACGCTTGGTCTGCAGAACATGAATCGCTTCAACCCGTGCAATAACGCAACGGCGCAGACGATCACGATTCCCCCGCAGTCCTCTGTTGCGTGGCCGAACGACATCCAGCTGGAGGGGGCGCAGACGGGCGCGGGTGCGGTGACATTCGTCGCCGGCCCTGGCGTCACGCTGCGCAAGAGTTCCGACATCACTGCGACGACCAAGAATCAGTATTCACCGTGGGGCTTGAAGCGCATCGGTCTCAACGAGTGGCTGCTGTTCGGAAAGATGGGGGGCGCGTGATGTTTAATGTAGGTGTTATTGATAGCCGGGTAGCTTCGTCGATAGGGCAGGAGCTTGTAACTAATGGGTCATTTAGCGCAGACACGTCCTGGAGTTATGACGCCCCCCCTTTCTCCATCTCTGGGGGAAGGTTGGTATATAACAGTGATACCGGAGACATTTCCCGGGCATCTCAGTACATAACTTATGGCCTGCAGCCTGCCGGAATATACCGTGTTGAATTTACAGTGGTTAACGCACTGCTAAATGGAAGGGTTTACGTTTCGCTGGGTTTTGCCGCGGGTATTGCACGGAATAGCGCAGGCACTTACGCGCAAGATATAGTCCAAAGCTCATCATTTGATCTCATTGCAGTTAACTGCTATGGGGGTGATGCAGGATTTGTAAGTATTGATAACTTAAGTGTAAAGAAAATCAACTAAAAGGAAGCAAATGGCCGTCATTCTTAGCGAAACTCAAAATATTGAAGAGCGTATCGAGTTGTATGCCCCCGACATCCGCATCCAGGGAAACCCTGTGGACAAGCCGGCTGGCTCGATCCAGCTTGAGCTACACAAGCTGGAATACCGCAACGGCGAGTTTGTGCGCATGGACCCGCTCGGCATCGTCGGCGAGACCGTGGGCGAGTTCGCCGCGCGCGAGTTCGAGGTCAACGGCAAGACGATTACCGGGCTGGATGTCGTGACCGTCGTAGAGGCGTACACCGCGATGATGTACCAGGAGCGCATCGCCGGCGCCGTAGAGGAGAGTGATCCGGCATGACCAAGTATCTCGTTACCGGCGACGGCCGCCGGCTGTTGGCCGGTAGCGGGATTCCGCTGACAGCAGACGCGCCGGGTGATGCGTACCAGCGTGTTGAGCTTGAGACGGCCACGCTTGCAGTAACTGCGGCACCGATTGCCGCCGCAACTGCGGTATCGGTTGCGCTGGCCGCCGCGACGCTCGGCTTTGCTGCGGCGCCAGTGCAAGCTGAAACCCTTGATGACGGCAGCCGAGTGCGGCTGGAGCTGGTTACGCTGTCGTTCGACGCTGCGCCCGTGGCCGCATCGTTGTCTGTTCCGGTTTGGCTTGATGCAGCCACCCTTGCGTTCGACGCGACCCGCGTCGCATGCGGTGCAATCGTTGCCGTCGGCGCCGATCCTGCTACGTTGTCGTTCGATGCCACTCCGGTCGCTGCAATCGTCGCCCGCATCACATCCGTTGCACTTGCGCCGGCATCGCTGCAGTGGCAGTGCGCTCCTGTCACGGCTGTTCGCGTCGCGGGTGTATCGCTGCAGCCGGCATATCTTGCATTTGATGCCCCGGCCGTTACCGCCCAGCGGCTGGTTCGTCTGCCGGTAGCGCTGCAGCCAGCAACGCTTGGATTCATCGCGCAGAGCATTACGGCCACGCAGTCGGCGGCGGCGAAGTTTCGCGGCTACTGGTTGTCCGCATACGGCACCCGGCAGGCCGTGCTTAATGCCATCGACGCCAACAACCGGTTTCTGGCGAAGCAGGCGGGCGACAAGGCGCAGGCCACCGCCGATGCCCTTGTCATCACCGACACCAGTGTGCGGCAGCTGGGCGACACCGTTGCAGCCCAGGGAACGCGCATCGAGCAGGTTTCCGCATCGATCCCCGGCAGCGGCGGCAACCTGCTGCGCAAGTCCGACTTTTCCGACATGTCAGCGGGGGGCTGGTACAACGCGCAGGTCGGTGTCGCCCCGTCGTCAGGGTTCGGATCGCAGCCGGCGACGACGTACCAGGGGCCATTCATCGTTCCGTATGACGGCGGCACGTTCGAAGATGCGTGGTTCCCGGTAACGCCTGGCGAAGTTTTTGATATATCTGCAAATGCATTCAACACTACAAATGCGAGCGGCCAATTTGGCGTGCATTTCGTAGATAGGAATGGGGTCGGTACTGGCTGGCTTGCACCGGCAACTCCCGCAGCCGGATTGTGGGGGAAGATATCGGGGCAGGTGACCGCCCCTCCCGGGAGTGTCAGGGGGCGCGGCTGGATAAACCCGGGCAGCGCCGGTAACAACATATGGATATCGCTGCCGGATGTTCGCAGGCAAGGGGAAACAGCAGGAGCCAACTCGAAAGCACTTAGCCAGATTGAGGCGACCGTCACCCAGCAGGGCGA